AAAGGTGTATATGATGACAGTATTTTTGAAGGAGATGAATTAATAGAATGGAGAGACAGTAATGATTTAGACCAAGATTGGACTTACATTGTTAAATAGATTAACTATTTATGCCAACATATAAATATATATGCCCAAACTGTAAAGAAGTCTTTCACGTCAAGAAAGAAATGAAGAATGCGTCTACAGAAGAGAGATGTGATTGTGGAGCAGTAGCAACTAAACAAATAGAAAGTCCAATAGTTAAGTATATGGGTACAGGATGGACAAGAAGAACTTTTGCAAGAAACTTATTAGACGACCAGAAGAAAAAAAACAGTAAAATAAAAGATTCTTATATTTAATTGAATAAATGAAAAACAATGGGGAATAAACTTCCAAAAAATAAAGGGGGACGTCCTCCTAAGTTTAAAACAGTAGAAGAGCTACAAGAAAAGGTTAACGCTTATTTTAAAGAAACAAAAAGAGAAGAATGGACTATGACAGGATTAGCAATTGCTTTAGACATAGACTATCAAACGCTTATAAACTATGGTAATAAGGAATTGTTTTTCGAGCCAATAAAAAAGGCACGTATGAAAGTACACAATGAATATGAGAAAGACTTGCGAAGAAAGGGACGTTCTGGAGATATTTTTGCTTTAAAGAATTTTGGATGGACAGATAAGACAGAGCAGGATGTTACACTTAACACTCCTGAGCCTATTCTAGAACTAGACAAGTAAAAGTATATTATGCAACAAATCCACCCAAATTAAGGCAAGAAAAATACGAGGGTAGATTAAGGGGGTAAGCCATTCTTGACAAATGTTCTATAAAACTACAGCAACCAAGAAAATCATAGGAATGCAGAAGAAGATTAGAGCGGTATGTGGAGGAACTTCTGCAAGTAAAACAATCTCAATTTTGTTATACTTAATTGCAAAAGCACAAAAAGATGTAATACCAACGCTAACAAGTGTAATATCTGAGAGTACCCCCCATTTAAAGCGAGGGGCTATTCGTGATTTTAAGAACATAATGCAAAACCACTCTTATTGGGATGAGAAGAGGTGGAACGCAACAGACAGTATTTACACTTTTGAGAGCAAGAGTCAAATTGAATTTTTTAGTGCAGACCAATCTGATAAGTTGAGAGGAGCAAGGCGTGACAGAGGTTTTATGAATGAGGCTAATAATATGAGCTTAGACGCTTTTGACCAGTTAGAGGTAAGAACAAAGGAGTTCTTTTTTCTGGATTGGAATCCTACTAATGAATTCTGGTTTTACACAGATATTTTGAATGAGCGAGAAGATGTTGAATTTATAACTCTAACTTACAAAGACAATGAAGCGTTACCAGAGGACATTGTAAAATCTATTGAAGCACGCAAGAACAGAAAGAACTGGTGGACTGTTTATGGATTAGGACAGCTTGGAGAGGTTGAGGGTAGGATATACACAGGTTGGCAGTTCTTAGACGAAGTTCCCCACGAAGCAAGATTAGAAAGAAGAGGACTTGATTTTGGTTATACTAACGACCCTACAGCAATTGTTGACATCTATTATTATAATGGAGGATTTATACTTGATGAAAAGCTTTATCAAAAAAAAATGCACAATAAAGATATTGCTGATTTCATTAAAAATCTTGAAAATCCTGAAGTGATGACAGTTGCTGATTCAGCAGAACCAAAAAGTATCGATGAGATAAGGAGTTATGGAGTTAACATTGTAGCAGCACTAAAAGGGAAAGATAGCATTAGAAGAGGTATTGATTTTATTCAATCTAAACGACTAAGCGTTACTAAAAGAAGTGTAAATCTTATTAAAGAATATAGAAATTATTTGTGGGCTTCAGATAAAACAGGGAGAATTCTAAACGAGCCAGAGGGAGGAAACGACCATTTATTAGATGCTTTGAGATATGGGCTAGAAACTTACCAAAAAAGAAACGAAACAGACATCATAGAATTACTAGAAGACTACTACAGTTAAAAAAAGTTGAAATATATAGCACAATATGTTAATATTAAAATGCAACGGCTACATCATTAAAAATAGACTAGTATGGCAATAACCAATCGAGGCGACACCCTCGACAAAGAAGTCGTTGTAACCAATCCAGACAGAGGGGATGACGAAGTCGGAAGAACTGTTATGCAGTTAATAACAGAAATTACCGACCTTAAAAACCATAAAGAACAAACCGTTTTCTCCGCCAAAGAATTATATGATAATGTTATTAATGGAGAAGCACCAACTAAAGCAGCACAACTATGTAGTTATCTGCCTGTTCAGCTTGTCAATAATTTCTACAGCTTAATTCAAATTCCAGATGTTAACATCATTAATTCTGGTTATATCCCAGAGCTAGAAATAGCTATGACAAGATTTCTTGAAATGGTTGTACACGATGGAGGTTTTAAAGATTTGATGGAGAAAGGATTTTCTGGTTTTCATCAGGCAGCGGCTTATGGAGATTATTATGTTTTATCGCATACAGCCGTATTGAATGATAAAACTTCTAGAAAGAAAGTAAAAAAAGGAGAAAAGTTTGTTCAATATCAAGGACTATCAGTGGGGAACTTCTTTTTTAACAGGAGAGCGACGACAATCCGCTCAAATAGTGTAAGTCAAAACATGGCACGTTGTCTTATTACAACAGACATGAATATCTATGAAGCAGAGAATGTTTTTCCAGGCATAACAGATATTGCACAACCTGGAGACATCCCATCAACACTTCAAGAAGACAATCCTACAGACCTTTCCTCAGATAGCCAACAGGCTTATGATAGAAATAAGAGCATTCAGATTGGTTTTTTCTTTGATTTGCCAAATCAAGTTTTTAGTATAAGAGCAGGTTCTAACAACGCAAATTACAAAACTGTTAAAGGAGATGAATTTGAAAAAGCTTTTTCAATTTGGTGGAGAGGGAGACAAGAGCCTATGATACCACTCTCAGGTTTTGGAATGATACCAAGAACAGAAACAATTTATTCTAGTGGTCTTATCGAAACATTTTATAGAATCGCAGTCAATGAGGGACTTCTGCAGGGTTCTTTAACAAATAATGTGCTAGACAGCAATTATTCTCCAATAATACTAAATGCAGAGAATGCAGAAGCAGGCGTTCTCTTAAAGCAGCTAAAAAAGGGGAAAGAAGCTACGGAGAGAGGAGAAAGAGCAGTTATTATCCCTAATGAAGGAAGCAAAAACCAAGCAGGAGGAACAGGAAGAATAGGCAAAGCAGATGTTAGTTACATCAAACCACATGAATTAACAGGAGAGAACGAAAAGCTAATGGCTCTCTTTGATAAAATCATTAAAAGAATGGGTTACAACCTAGATATTAACTTCACTGACCCAAATAAAACATTAGGACAAACAGAAATTGATATACAAAGTGCAAACAGAAACATTTCAACTATCTTAGGAAGAAATTCTGACTTCTTCGAGTTTAATTATTCGGTAGCTGTTGATAGAATAATAAAATATGGAAATGAAAAAGACGATACAGTGTTTGGTCGTGACGTTAAAATTGACATAAAAGGGGAAGAAGTGCCACTAACTAAACTTGTTGGACAAGACCTAACAGTTGGCTTTATGGTTAAGCTTTTTAGAGAGGCTAAAGACACAATGCGACTACAGATTAACACTAAGAGTGGAAATACATTTAACGATGTTCTAGAAAATAGAAGTCTAAGAAGAAGACTACAGACAGCAACACCTGGAAGCCCAGAATTCTTAAGAATCCAGAGTGCCTTAAGTATACTAAATGGAGGAAAAGCTCTTACGCAAAAAGACATACAAGGTCAAGACGGACAGCAACAACAGATACCACAAAACCTAACCAACGCACAAAGTGAAGAAAATCTATAACAGAATTAAATCAAAGTTGATAAATTTTATTTTATGTGGTAGAGTAAAGCCAAGCTACGAAGACCTCTCTATACAAGAAAAATTTGACGCATATTCTCTTCACAAGGAATATAGCAAACTAAACGAAAAAATAGTAAAAATAATTATAGGAGAAGTTATACAGAATTATGCTAAGAATGACAGAGAAGTTAGCTTCGCTAGAGATATTCTCACTTTACAAAATGATTTGTTAAAAACTTACTATGACATAGTAGATAAGCAGAAACAAAAATAGTTCTTTTAAAGCATTGGCAACGGAATTTAATACCCAGTTATGGGTAATAGCTTCCGTTGCCTATTGCCCATAACTAGGTATTAATACCTAGTTTTTTTATATTTAATTTTTATTACTATGACAGTAAACACTGAGATTGAGAACAACTCTTATGTTGAGTCTAAAGACAGTAAGACTACTGAGCAAGTAAACGATGCTCAGGATAGTTCAGAAACTAAATCTGAGCAAACCGCTCAAGACATCGAAGCACAGCGAAGAAGGACCGCAATGGGTCAAATCAAATCTTATCAATCTCAAATTGATGAAGGAGAAATAACTAAAGAAGAAGCCCCACAATGGATGCAGAACGATTTAAGGGAAAAACCTGCAGAGAATTCTCCTGAAGATTTAAAGGCAAAGCTAAAAGCTGAGGTTCTAGATGACTTAGAGTTTGAAAAACTACAAGGTCAACTCCCTAGTGATTTATCAGAGGAACAGACAGAATTGATTAATAAAACAATCCAATCTGAGATGAAACTCGGTAAAACTAAATCAGAAGCACTTGAATATGCTACCTTTAAGGCAGGTATTAAGGTGCAGAAGACAGATAATAGGGACACACACTTGGACTTAACCTCATTCCCAATGATTAAGCCGCGACAACCTAAGCCTAAAAAAGAAGAAATCGTAAAGACTGATTCTGATAAAGCTTTTGTGGAAGCGTTAAGGTCTAAATATGGGATTGAGATTAAAAACTAATTCTTAATCTTAAATCAAATGGCAACAATTATTCCAAATTTCGTTCAAGGCGAAAAACAAAACACCGAAGCACATCCTTATGCTGTAAAAACTGGCACAGCTGCTAGTATTACAGTAGGAGACATTGTTATCGAAGACACAACTAACGCAGGTTACGTCAAAGCTGTAGGAACAGCAGAAATAACAAGTGAAGACACTATTGTCGGTGTAGCAACAACTACGTCAACAGAAACAGCTTCAGCGGATGGAGTTGTAATGGTAAATGACGAACTTGCAACACAAGTATTTGAAGCTAAGACAGTTGGAACACCAGCACAGGCTCAAGTAAATACTATTGCAACAATTACATCAGCGGCAGACGGAACACAGAAAGTAAATGAAGATAGCACATCAGGAGGTGTGGCTAAAATCATTGATTTCGATGCAGACAAAGGAACGGTAAAAGTTAAACTAATTACAGATGGTCTATCTACAGGAGCACGCTTAGCATCTATCCAACAAACAGTCGCTTTGGCAGACTTTACAGATGGAGGAAGCACTTCTGGGACAGTGGTTTTACGAGATAGTATCCCTGTTGGTGCATTAGCTGTACAAACTCTAATTGATGATGTAACAGGTTTCGCAGGAGACACCTCTGCAGTTATGACTGTAGGAGATGGAACAGACGCTGACCGTTACAACACAGGTACACCAAATGTATTCGCAACTGCTACAGCAGTAGCGGCAGGTGCTGTTTCTGGAACAGCCTTACATACTACAGCAGTTGATACTGTTACTGTAACAGTAACAAGTGCAGCTGATTTCTCTTCTGTTACAGCAGGACAAGCTACAATCACTATTTTTTACTATACTGCTGCTTAAATAATTAATCTTTAACTTTTAATAATATGGCAAATACAACAAGCCTAACCCCCACCCTACTGGAGAAAGGGCTAAACGAAGTTTTTTATCAAAAATATGGAGAAACAACTCTAGGGATGATTATGTCCGATGAAGTATTCAACTTTAATAATGTAAGTATTGGAATGTCCGAAACTGATTTAGCTTTAGCTGCTGTTTCTGAATTCTTAGTTACAGAAGAACAAAAAAATCTAAATCGTGATGAAATTCTTGAGAGAGGTTCAACAATTTATCAACATGATATTTATTCTAATGGTTTTGATATTTCGTACAAAATGCTTTTAGCAGATGAAACAGGTCAAAACATGATTGAGCAAGCGGCACAATTAGGACAAGCTGCTCGCCAATCTCAAGAAAAACAAAGAATGGGAGTCCTCCGTAATGGAGGTACAACTGTTGGACTAGATGGTGTATCATTGTTTAATGATTCGCATCCTCTAGCTGATGGAACAACACAAGACAATGACATAGCGTTCAACACCAATCTTTATACGACACTTAAAGACATGATGAGTACGCTTCGTCAGCAGGTTCAATACAATGGAGACCTCTCTATTGCTAAAGACCCTAAGATGTTGTTATGTACAGAGGCTAACTTTGATTCAGTTATTGAAGTTGTTGAAGCAGAAAATATTCCTAACGCTTCAAATAATAACGAAATCAACTTTATCTCAAAGAAATTTCCAGGTCTTAAAGTAGGATGGAATCCATACTTAGGAACACGTTTTGGAGGAGACGACAAAGATTTATTTATGGTTACAGACAAAACGAACCACAAACTTAAAGTTATGGTTCGTGAAGGAATTAACACATGGATGAATCCTTGGACAGAAAACGACAACATTGTGACTAAATATAACGCTAAATACGTTGAATCTAGTGGATTCTCTGATTATTTAGGTACTGTACGAGGACAATCAGCCGCATAATTGTTTTACTCTGCTCTCTGTGGAGAGTAGAGATAAGATTATTATCTAAACTAAATTATTATGTCAATGTTAGCAATCAACCCTAACTTTAGACCTAAAGGGGCGGCAATAATGAACAACAGAACAGTTTGTTATTGTTCGGTTAAAACAACAGCTGAAGAAGCAAAAGTTGAAGAAAAGCCAGTTGAACAGACTGAAGAAACAACACTTGAAGAAGCAAGAGAACTCTACAAGGCGAAGTTTCAGAAAGACGTTCCAACTAACAAAAAAAACGACAAAGAATGGATTTTAAGTAAACTTAATTAATTAAACTATGCTTAGAACAGACGCAAACGGAAATGTTTCTAAAGAACAATTTTCCCATGATGAAATTATAACATCGGCAAAACTACCTTTTCAGGTTAATAGTGGTAAAAATCCGTTTACAATTAAATGTCTAGTAGGCGGAGATGTAACCTTTTTAACATGGGGAGGAGAAACAGTAACAAGAACGCTTGTAGCTGGCGACACATACGAAGTACTGGCTAAAACAGTAACCGCAATTCCAGATGACACATCATTTTCGGCATTTTACTAATATTTTTCAAAAATATGTACATACAAGGAGTAAAATCAACGGACGGTAAACCAGTAGATATTTTGGCAGATGAGCACGGCAAATTATGTCTATCAGAAATACAAGAACCTATAGTAATTAATTCTGATAGTGCGTATGTTTCTGATATTGATTTTGACAACTCTGATTTTACTGATTGGACAGGCGATTCAGAGAATTTGTTTAAAAGTCCTTTTTCTGCTTCAATTACAAATACTACAAGCGATAATCCAAAACAGATAATTATTGCTTTTAACCGAACAATTAAAGCACTTCAGGTCGGATTGGGAGAAAATAATGGAGGAGATTTCAGCAATGTAAAAATAAGTCTTTTAGGTTCATCAGGAGCTTCAAGAGCAATATATGACGAAAGTTCAGACGACACAAAAAGAACATCCTTAAATATTCAGTTTGAGAATGAGTTGTTTAATTCGATTAAGATTGAATTTCTTACTGCTGATACAGTTTCTTTGTCAAATTTAACAATTCAAAAAGCTAGATATAACACAACACAGATTCAGGGGCAAGACATGAGAGATAATTTTGTTAATGCTAGGGTTTCAACTAAAGGTAATCTACAAGTAGATGTAGCCGAGTATGGAGATACAGCCTCTATTGATGCTTTTGCAAGGTTAAGGACTTCAACACCATTTACAATTTTTGATTCAAAGCAACTACACGACAAACAACCCTTGTTGTGGGATGAAGAAATAGGAGGAAGTGCAACAAGTGTGCATAGTTCTGTTAATGCAGAAACACTTATGACAGTAACAGCAAGTGCTTCTGATTACGTTATCAGGCAAACCAAGCAAAGATTTAATTATAATCCAGGAAAATCTCAATTGGTTTTATTTACCTTGAGAAGCCCACAAAATACAGGTGTAACTTGTAGAGCTGGTATTTTTGATGGAACAGGAGCAAACAATTTAACACCTAATAATGGATTTTTCTTTGAATCTAATGAGAATGTTTCATGGAATATTTCTAAAAATGGAACAACAACAGAAACAGTTCTTCAAGCCAATTGGAATGATGACACTCTAGATGGTTCAGGAGATGAAAATAATCCTAGTGGGATTGAATTAGACC